TTCACCAACCTTTATTTTTGTTGCGATCTCAAAACCAATATCGCCAAAACGCGGTAATTGAATATACCCATCTGCATAAGGGTGGCAACGAGAACAAAGTATGCCTTGCGGTCCATTTTTAGCAGTGCTTTTCATCATTGTATTTTTACAAGACTCGCAGACAATTATTTGTTGTGAATAATCGCTCATTATGACGCCGCCTGACGTTCACACGCCGGACACATCATGAATAAAGTTTGATGCCAACCCCAACGATGACCATTTAACATGGATCGTAAAAAACGATCCTCAATCATTGTGGGAATTCCTTCGTCGTACAACTTCAAAGCTTCTTCTTTTGTGGTCATTATGCTGCCTTCACTTTCAAATAGACGTGAGATTCAGACATTGGAGCGCCAAGATATGACTCGACTTCGCGATAACAATCACGGCAGCCAATATATCCATCGCAACCTTTTGCGGAAGATCCGCAGCAATTTGTGTATCCAATCAACTTTCCAGCAAATGGCGCTTCAGTTTCACGGACAATTGGATTTCCATATTCGTCAATTCCAACCATATCTTTGACTAAATACTTTGGAACCAGGACATATTCATTATTTTCAAGAGTTACTCGAACGCGGCGTGATGTTGACATTAGAGCGCCTTTACTTGATTGATGTTAAAGTTACAAAAGTTTAATGATGATCCTGTACCAAAAGCTACAAGAACTTTTCCTGTCTTATAGTTAATTGATTCAATGCCACCAATTTCAGTTCCATTGATATGAGTAACTTCTACTGCCATTCCTACTTTTAACATTTTTACCCCTTCTCGATCCTTCCCGTTCGTCCGGATCGATGTCCTTATTCTATACCCAGGGATTAGTTAAAGGGAAGTATCCTGGATCTAAATTTTACGTTCAAAATAGGGGGGCTCCCCCCCCTCTAAGAAACATACTTATCTATACTGTGCTTTTCCTACTCCACGGGAGTAGAATGATCCTATGAAACCGGGCGACGGGCCCGGTGGATATACAGAAGGGTAAGACAAATGACATACGAAATGAAAAACATCAAGAAGCTTTCAACTCATAATGGAGTTGCACTAACTGGAACTCTTTACCGTGACGGAAAGCGAATTGCTACTGTTGAGGATCAGGGTAACGGCGGATCACTATGGATCAGTTGGATCGACGATCAAGATTCAGAAATTGTGCGTCTTCGCGAATGGTTCTTAGAAAACTGCGAAGGACATTGGACTGAACGTCATAAGAATGACGAAAATTCTGAAGAAATGGCAGTGGAATTGATTATTGAAATTTCTGAAAACAATAAAGATTCCAAGAAATCTATTGTTGTTCGTGTTGTTGGCGACGAGATTTACCCAGGATTACCAAACGTCGAACAATATAAATTGAAAAATGCGACAATTGCAGACACGAATGCGCTTTACTCCATTGTAAACCAACTTCCAACAGCGGAAGTTTGGGACTCTTCGATCCAGAAATATGTTCGCGTTGACGCGCTTTTAATGAAGGTTGGTGCATAAACATGGCTATGACCAAAAAAGACTACGAATTGATTGCCGGAGCTTTAAGTTTAGCTAAGCATTGCGTTCAAGAATCCGGACTTTATACTCCGGAACTTGCCGTGGATCTGGCTACAACCATCATTGCGGATCAGATTGCCCTGGTAAATAGCAATTTTGACTATTACAAGTTCCTAGAGAAAGGTAAATCTGACGCATCATGAACGAAAATCAACGTCTTATTGTCATGAGAATTGCCAAATTGGATCTTGAAATCCGTGAATTAAGGCTCTTTCCGGCGATCCAGGATCGTAAACGCGCTCAAAGAGAAGTTCTCGTTGAGCTATACAAAAAGAATGGAGAAAAATAATGTTCCCAATGACGCCTTTAGAATCCTGGACTTTCCTATTTTTGGTCTTTACTACTGTTTATACGGTCCCGGTGATCCTGTGGAGGATCTTTAATTGGGCATGCGAGCGTGCCCGTCAACGCCAATTGGAGGAGTATTACTCTTCCAAATAAAAAAAGAAGCCTGCTCGCGTAGGATCTACTGGAAGAAGGGGTTTCCAGGATCAACTGCGCGAGCAGGCTTTCTTAATTATTCAGTGGCTAATTCACCGCCGAGCGCCATATAAGCCGCTCCATCGATCCAGCCGTCCACCTTAGCTGGCTGATTTACTAATCTGGCAACCTTTACCTGGTTCATACACAGGGCAACTTGCCACATTTCTACTTCAATTCCTAGGACTACGCTCCACAATTTAGCCATGCGACCAAAATTGTCCTCCGGAGATCCGTAATCATCTTGCCGATCTCCGTAAATTAACTGCGATGCCTCGCCTAAGATTCCGTCTCTGTCCATGTTTCCCCCTGGATTATTGTTGTTTTGTGATGCATAAGATACCCTATAGCTGACTTTAGGAACTCAATATCCTCACCGAACATACCGATAGCTACGTTGCAGTTTCCGCAAAGTAGCCCTCGGATTGAGTAATCCTCGTGGTTGTGATCCACGCTGAACTTTCTAGGGTACTCGTCAATATGGACTTTACAAATGCCGCATTTATGATCCTGATCGATCAGGATCTGGTCATAATCTGCAGACTTGATAGCCCGGCGATGAGCGCTGCGGCATTCTCCGCAAACCTCTCTTCGTCCGTCGGGCCGCCTTGCGTCGCGAGGAAAGTTGTCTAAGGACTTGACTTTCCCGCAATCAAAGCAGCGCTTCGTTTCTTCAGACATTTACTTATTCGTCGAATTCTTCCCAAACTCGGTGGCTTTAGGATCAATAGCCTTCCAGAGTGGAGCGATGAAGGCGGAAATGAAGGCATACGCCAACACTTTAGGATCTGTAATTCCTCCGGCATACATTGCCAGGACGGAAGGAACAGCAGCGCGAGCGTAGGTCATAACAACAGCAATGGCTTTATCTTTATTCATGGGTTCTCCTAGTCCTTGAACTTCGGTGATCCGAAGCCAACAATAAAAGGCTTTAATTTCTTTTTGTTATTAGCCTTATATGCTCTGATCTTTTGAGCTACTTCTCCCCCGTTGCGTTCTGAAGTCGACTTTTTTGCGTCTCCAGAAGTATTACCTTCGATCGTAGTAACAGTTCCATCTCCGTTGTCTTTGACAACAATACCTACGTGATCCACTGGATTACCGCCTTCAGCAAAGTCAAAGAAGGCTAGATCGCCTGGCTTTGGCTTTGCAGTTTCCGCATTAGACCAAGCTCCGGTGCCTTGAAATTTGCTAGCTCCGGTTGTCGTACTTACGACATTTGGGATCTTAAGACCAACCTGATGAGCGCACCACATAACAAAAGACCCACACCAAGGAGCAAAGTTAGCTTTAGTAAACGCGCCATACTTTGTTTCATTGTCTTTGGGCCCTTCTACAGTACCGATCTCAGCTCTGGCAGCCATAATAAATTGATTACGTTGACTCATTCTTCAGCCTTTGATTTTAGGATCTCAACATCGATCCGGATACACTGTTGATTTTCAATAAGCTGATCCACCTTATTGATGAGACCAGTCTTGCCATCGTTGTAAAGAGCGTATTCAATCCTGTTAAGTTTAACCTTAAGTTCTTCGGTGTGCTTGCGTATTGAATGTTTAGCTACAAATCCAATACCGGTCAGCAAAGATACCGCTATAAAGAAATAAGAATAAATAACAGTGGCTACGTCTGATGACATTTGGCGCCCTTTCGGGTTATGAGTTAGTGATTGATTTTTCTTGTTGTGCAAGAGTTGCTTTAAGAACTGCAATCTCTTGTGCTTGATTTGCGACCATCTCTCGTAAGTACTTGAGAACGTCTGATATTTCTACTTGCGTTTCCATTTATTTCCCCTCGTTTGCATATAAAGCTTTTAATTGATTTATTGCATCTTGTTTTGTTGTATGACAACCCATTACTGTATTGTCATCATCTTTTATTACAGGAAAACCTTTGCATCCGTATGAATTAGGTTCTCCTACATGATATGGCATTTATTTCCCCTCTAGTTGTTTTACACGATCCGTAAGTTCTTGAACAGCCTTAACCAACGGAGCTATGAATTGCTCGTATGAAAGCGATTGTGTTGAATCAGGATTTGATAGATCATCTTGAACCCAACCAGCAAAATCTTCTACGCCGGAGGCATCAAGAGCTGTTTTAACTTCCTGAGCTATAAATCCGTAATGAAGTCTCTGCCCAGGCGTAGACGCCATTTCAAAGATAGGTTTTCCTAAAGGATCTTGCCCAATAACAATTCCGTTTCCATCTGCATCTTTAACAACTTCTTGCTTGCCCACAATCCATTTGTAACTAACAGGACGTAAGGATTCAATAAAACTTAAACCAAGCGGTGAATCCGTTACGTCAGTCTTTAGACGATAATCAGATGTGCTGATGGTTGTATTGTTTGAATACAGTCTGCGCCAGCGGCGGTTTGTACTTGCACCATTGCTTGTCGCAAGTCCTAGATCGTACGTATTGTCAGAGTTAGGTGACCAATCAGAATCAACACCGTAGCCACCAGTAATAGACTGAAGGTTAATTGTGTTGTAATAATTAAACTCACAACGATTTGAAGTAGTACCTTGAGCTGAAACGCGAGCATTTCCGGTAGTTGATATTGTTGCAGAAGACTGAATACCAGCACTTGAAATTATTCTGTCGGTAATAATTGCGTAAGCGCTTGCTGAAGATGTTGGATAAAAAATAGTTGAACTATCATAACTTTTTAAGTATCCAGTAGAAGTAAAATTCCAGCCTCCGGTTTCTGAACCAATCCAGCCAGAATCAGCTATAATTTTTCCAGTAAATTGTCCGCCAGAAGCAGTCAGAACTCCCGTGTTGCTTACAGAAAACTTAGTACCAATAGTTAAAGTTCCGCCGGTAATAACCACATCAGAACAAGTTAATTTACCAGCAGAAGAAAGAATAAATGTACTGCTGTTAATGTTAATCGATCCAGAAGTGATTGTTACAGCTCCAGCAGAAGATACCTGGAATACTCCAGATCCGATGTTAATAGATCCACCGGTAATCGTCGCAGCCTCAAGCGAGATTGCAACGCTGATTGTTCCAGCAGTAATCTTACCGGCATCAATGCTTGCAATAACAGCGCTTGCCAGGGTATTTGAAGTCCAAGAAGTTCCGCCAGCTCCAGTCCATTGGGCAATAACATTGCCACCGGAGTATTGCCACCAAAGATCTCCAGCTGTATTAGCTGTTGATCCTGGAGTTGTTGTTGAATAAGTAATTTTATTCTTGCCGTTAGCTGTACTTTGAGCGGCGTTAGCTGTACTTAAAGCTGTTGCAATTGAATCATCTTGAACTGAAACCCAAGCAGATCCGCTGTAACGATAGGGCTTGTTACCAGTGCTTGTGTCATACCAAAGATCGCCGGCAACTAAAGATCCAGATGGAGCTGTTCCTTGTCGATAAATTTTGTTTTTGCCATCAGCAGTTGTTTGAGCATTACCCGCAGCAGTTAAAGCAAATGCAGCGTCAGCAGCAGCAAGATCCGCTGTTGCTTGAGCTTGAGCAGCTTCAGCAGCAGCGTTTGCAACGGTTGCGTTTGAGTCGATTAAAGTTGTTACGTCAGCGCTATCCGCTTGATAAGCATAATCATTGGTCTCATAAGAATACTCTGTGTTATCAGCCCAGTAAGCATTACCAGTAGCAGTCGTTACCGCAGCGTTAGTTGTATTGGCAACTGTAAAAGTATTAGTTGCAATTGAGGTAATTTCAAACGATCCGTTGTAACCATCTGGAACAATTCCAGTAACCGAAACAATAGTTCCAGAAGCAAACGTATGACCAACCGCCGTGTATGTTGCTGTGCTTGATGTATAAGAAACAGCGGTGATGTCAAAGCTCTTGTAATCAAGATCCTCTGGAGTAATTGTGATCTGTGGCGATATTGGCATTGTTCACCCCTTAAGGAAGAATTACTTTCGTGGCTGAAATTGGACCCGTGTAGTAAGTCACGTCCCAAGTATCAGGTGTGATTTTATAGCGAAAACCCTCAATAACTAGATTAAACGTTAGATTTCGACCGTCAACCGTTGTGCGCTTTACAATACAAAGATCCTGAAGTTCTGTTTCTAAGAAGTCCGGATATAACGCTCCGAGTGCCAACGCCGTAAAGTCAATGCTCTGAACAAGAGTTTTTGGTGCTTTAGTAAACGTTGCGTAGTACTGGGCAAGCTTTTTGGCAACCGCATCGCGTAAAATATAGGTATCAAACTGTCTGATTTTTAGACCGTACTTTGTAACCTGAGGTTGATTCTTCCAGAGTTGCTGCTTGCCTTTAACTCCACTTGGAGCATAGTTAACAAGAGCCGCATTGGTAAATGAATAAATACCGGGATTCTCATCAATGTTGTTATATTCAACCGTATTGGCTGCACGAGAATCATTAAAGGAAAGCTGCGTTGGACGTGAAAACTTGTTTTGTAAATTAACAAGTGTAGCTACGCCGGTTCGTGACATATAGAAACAACCAGCTTCAGCATCTTCGCACTGGTTAATAATGTCCATAATTGGACCACCCTGGACCGTTCCAGCGAGAGTTACCGATCCGGTTAAGGATCGCCAGGAAGATCCGGTGCCCCAACCAGCGTAAGTCAACATACGACCAACGCGAGTTGAAGTGGTCTCGCCACTATAAGAGGCGGTTTTAAACCCTGGAGCTGTATATCGTCCTAATACTGAGATACCATCAACAAAGGTCATAGTAGCTGTGGCATCAAAGCCGGCATCAAGTTTAGTTGTTTCAAGATAACCAACGTAAAGAACGTAGTTTGTTCCAGACCAAGTAGCGACAAGACGGGCCCGAAGATCCGCACGAAGCGCAGTAACGCCACCAGATACCCAAGGTCCAGAGAGGTTATCCGGATCATAGTTGCCTGAGCGATTGTCAAAAGTAATAATCATTTGACCGGGTTCCATACGCTGATCCTGGCGAGTACGACCTCGGTTGAGATCCACGGATCTTAGATCGGTTGTAGGAACGTCGGTATATGTACCGTTAAAATAGAACTGAATCTTGAGTGTAGGACCATTAGTACCGTCAAAAGCACCCATTGATTAAACCCCCAGAATTGCTGGATTAAGACCTTTACGACGCATAAGTTGAGCGATGTCATTACGGATCTTAAGAGCTAGATCCTTTTCCGCAACAACCGATCCTTGAATATGGTTGATAACAGTAACTCCGCCAAACATTCCAGACTTACTCAAAGGAATAATAGCTTCTGGACCCGCTTCGCCAATCCAACCAAAGTGAGGTTTAGTCACAATTCCGCCCTTAGCGTGCTTTGGCGCTGCACTCATAAAGGTCTCACGACCGGCAAGAAAATCAAGTTTATTAGATTGAGTACTCCATGATGGAATTTTATTAGGATCGTTAAGTAAAGCTTCACGATTCTTTTTAATCTTATTTAGTACAAGGTTAATTCCAACAAACGCGGCAGCGATCGCGGCTACAGTAAGAAGGAAAGGAGCCCAGGCGACGTTAACAGCAACTCCGGCTGCAGCCATTTCAGTACCCGCTACCGCAACCGTGGTACCAAATCCAGCCCAAATTGCAATGAGCTTTACGATAGCTCCAATACCTTGAAGTGCCATAAATGTTTTATATGCAGCGTTAACAGTTTTAACTGCGATAGCAACGCTTACAATAGCAATTGCCCATTTCTTAATTGCTTCCTTGTGCTTTTCAACAAATGGAGCAATCTTTACTAACCAATCAGAAAGATCATTAAGATATGGAAGAAGCATATATCCAAGAGTTTCCTGAGTCTCACCCAGGACGATCTTAAACTTTTCAAACTTAAATGCCGCTGTTTCGCTTTGTGCTGCAATCGATCCTTTGAAGTCTTTACCAACCTGTTTAATGATGTCGTCAAATTTGACCATTTCTTTACCGGTCTTACCAACTTTAACTTGAACGCTTGTAAGTTGACCGTTAACAACCTTCATCTTTGTTGCATAAACGTCTTGAGACTTGGCTCCAGATTTAACAGCAATGCCAAGCTTTTTTAAAGCACCAACGTTTCCATCATGCGCCTTCGCAAGAGCATTAGCAACCTGAACAACCGGTAATCCCTTTTGCTTAGCAATTTCAAGCGCAAGAGTTGTAAGCTTTTGAGCTTCTCCAACGTTCTTTGTGGATCTAACTAAGCGATCAAACGCTGGACGAATATCATCGTCAGCTGTTGCGGACCAGATGGAAGCCTTGTTAATAAACTTTTCAACAGCGGCAATCTGAGTATCTCCAGCATTAGCAACTGTTTTAAGAGTTGCAGCAAGCTTAATTGAGGATCGTTCATCTTCTGCCGCTGCTTTAGCAAATAAAACCGCAGCACCAGTCATAGCTCCAAGAACATAATTAGCTTTCTTAGATGCTGATTCAAGTTTATCTCCGGTTGATTTTGCTACCCAACCAAGTTTATTAAGTGCCTTAGAAGCGGAAATGTCGCGACCAATGAGGTTTACGCCAACTGAATAATCGCGAAAACCCATGTTTAACTCCTAGTCGTTAGACGTTTCTATTGCACGAACTAATTCTTTTAATAACTCAAATTCTATATCCCAGATATTAAGCGGCGTAATACCTGGATACGTATGGCAAATGATTGCCATATTTTTGTATATGAAACCTCTGGCTCCGCCGTCTCTTAGCCTTCGGCCTCTTGTTTTTTTACTTCTTCCTCCTGAAAATCAAAGTCATCAAGAGCATAATCATTTAATACATCTTCAAGAGAAAGAACTTCTCCTGCACGCGTTAAAGCGATCCAGGCTAAAGCGTACATTCCTTTTGTCTTTGTATATCCCAGCGGTGGCTTATCCTGGGAAAGCGCTGTTAGCAGGATCAAACCGTCGAGATTAAAATAGCTTTCAATCTCAACAATTTCTCTACCTGTTGGAGCCTTTTCAGATCCTTCTGATGGCAATGAATATGACTTGCCTTTAACGATGAGTGGCATTTTTCCCCCTATTATAGAATGACTTGCATATCATCGAGAGTGTCGATGAAAGCTTTTAGTACTTCTTCTCTTACTTGTGGTTTATGTTTTAGAACTGTCGGCAACAAAAACGGGTGTTTTTCTTGCGACGCCCAAGTTCCTTTCCAGGTTCCTCCGGTTGCTCCCTTATCCGGGAAGACCGGGTGACGCCAAGGCTTTTTACTCAAGCCTTCCATTTTACGGGGAAGACTTCCATATTTGCCTGTTTTAGCTCTGAATTTCGTGCCGGATATTTTAATTCGGACAACAAAAGATCCACTTTTGTTTGGATTGATCTTTGTTTCAGCTGCCGCGGCGATACCTTGACGAAGACCAAGACTAGCTTGCCCCCTGGCAGCGATCTCAGTTTCCCCCTTATTAGAAGGAATATCGAGAGCGGCTTGCTTAACTTCGCTAAGGATCGGTGCTGCAATTTTTGTAATACGCTTTCTTAAGTTCTTTGTTAGATCCTTGTCAACATTGCGGGTTGCCTTGTAGAGCTTAGATAGATCATCGCTAGTAAGAAAGAAAGCGTCTTTTGCCATTAAAGTGATGTATCAGGTGTTGTGTAAACAATTGTTAACGGAGCATCAGATCCATTATCGTAAGCCTCAAACGAGAACTCAACGTCAATAACTTCTGGGCCCGCTACCTGAGGAGCTGCGCCATCAAACTTAACGGCCGAAACAGTAATCTGAAGAGCTTCAGTTCCGCTCGCTGTAAGAGTCAACGAAAGCGCTGTTGTTGTATCCGCAAGGAACTTAGCAAGAAGCGTTGTATCAGTGAATTCCGCTGTTACAGATCCTGTAACCTTACGGAAGCCGTTGATAACTTGCTCAGCCTTAGCTCCAGAAGATCCAAGATTGTAACGATCAGTCTTAAGAGTGTTATCTACTGAAAGATTAAACGACTTAATATTGGCGACTGCAGATCCATCAACAGTAATTGCACCTTGAGCAAAGTGGAAAACAGATCCATTGAGCGAGTAAGAAGGAGTTGCAAGAGATGTTGAGGTAGTTAGACCCGCTGCATCAATCGCAAATGTACCTGTAGCAATTTCGCCAGTACTAGCTGTCAACTCAAAGCTTGACACCTTGCAACCTGTAAGAGTCTTTGGTGTAACAGTTCCACCGTATTGTGGAACACCGATTTGAGATGTAAATGACTTGCCATAAACATCACCAAGAGTAAATGTAAATGAGCTGCCTGATTTTGTGGGGAATGAACCCATGCCATGAGCAAGGATCAAACCAAGACCACGTGTTGGAAGATCCATAACGAGGTTTCCTGTTGCATCGAATGTTGTAATAACGCGACGCTGCGAGCGAGGAAGCAAGCCACCGGCACGTAAACCCATACCGACAGATGCATTCTTATTGTAGTTAGTGCTTTCTGAAGTAAATTCATAAAAGCGACTTACGGTTACGCCAGTGTTGAAGGTTGTCTCTGTGGCAATACCAAAGGACGAACCAATACCGGAACCAATTGCCATAGTTGTCTCCTAGTTGGCTTCTGCCGGTTGGTCCGGCGTAGATGGGTTTACTGAAGCTGCAGCACGATCCGCCGCAGTCCAATTGTCTGATTGTTCAAGGAGCGAAGCAGCTGCTTCATCTGAAACATCAACTGATGCTCCTGCTTTTACCTCTAGTCCAAGACTAGGGATAAACAGATCACCAAGTGGTGATATGTTCTTGATTTTTGCCATTCTTGCTCCTTATGTTTTTGCTCGGTAAGCTATTGTAAAGTTAATTTGAATTCCTGCGCCCTGGTTAGTTTGCAGATATGAAGGCGAGTTACTTTCAAGTCCGCAATACAACACTACGCCGCCAAAAGAAGGATCGGTTCGAATCACAGTATCGACTGCATCAAGTAATGCGTAAGCACTTACCCGACAGGCTGAAAGACTGGTATCTCCGGTCCAGGAAACAAGAGTACAGTTCAAAAATCCATCTTCAAACATTGACTTTGCGCCAAGTGCTTTGTATTCGTTGCGAACGTTTGCGACAACTACTTCACCATCTTCTCCGCCATCGTGACCGATAGAGATCCAGTTTGTAGGATCTGAAGAATCAATTTCAATACCGTCGTAAATAGTTACACCAGATAAGCTTGATGCGGCTCTAAGTGTTGCAACTACAGCATCAATAAGATTTGGCAGCGCGGTTGTTGCCATTATGCAAGTCCAGGAAGGCTCGCAGGATCAAGGAGTTCCATAGCGCGGCGTGGAAGCGAGAATGTTGAAGATGGATAAAAGTCATCTCCGGTTTGAACTCTTCCCATTACGCTCGCAGATCCGCGCTGTGTTTGCCACAGGTGACGAATAATTTCAAGAACACCCTGGCGAATAGTTGCCGGAGGATTGATAAACCCAGCAACGTAGCTTACAACAATGTTGTTCGCTCCTGGTGCCCAGATTCCAAAGTAACTTGGAGATGAGATCGCTCCGGTAGTCACGCGATATAAACGTTGACCCGTAGGATCAAGAACGTAATCCGTAGACTGGAGGAGAAGCCCATTCTCGTAGACGCTTGAAATTGTCATGGCGCGAGGATTACGAAGGCGTAAGTGCTCTACGTTTCCATCATACATTTCGTTAGCAAAGGTTTGACGACCAAGAATACAGCCAACGTAGTTCTCAGCTAGATCCGTTGCGGCATCAATAAAGCGTCGAATTTCTTCATCGTTATTTGTATTACTTGTTGCAATGTTAAGATGAGCTTTAACTTCATCAAAGGAAACAACACCTAATGCTAAAAAATCTCTAACGGTAAACTCATCAGCATAAGCGCTTGCATTAGTACCGGTAGCAACCCAACGGATCGTATAACGACCATATTGCGTTGGTGTATAAGCAATATCATAAAGACCAGTACCGGAATTAGTAACGGTAGGAGTACTAGTAGTTCCATCAGGAGCGGCAACGGTAGCTACGACAGTTGTGGCATTAGCTGGATTTCCAGCTGCATTAAGGATCGTAACTCCAAGGGCCGCGACATCACCAAGATCATAAACAGCCATTATCTACCTCTCATAATTGGACCAGAAATTGTTCGAGTTAACATATCGCCTCGGTTTGTGTAATAGTTGTAAATGACCAAAGGTTGGTTATAGATAACGTTTGGTTGGTTGTAAATATAATGATATTCTCCGTCATAAGTAGAAATGCGGGGTTTCATTATTGTAGAAGGAACCGCAGGAGATCCAGTGTTACTCACTTATAGCTCCTTCGTAATATTCAAGATTGGTCTTTAACCGATCGATCCAGGGAGCAAACTCAGCCGCTTTACGACCATGCTCAATAGCTTCTTCATATTTTTCAAGACGATACGCTGAAATCGCGATCAAATCGTGAGGCAGGTATCCCCAGGCTTCCGATTCTACAAGATATTCCAGCGGTTGTTGTGTAATGCGAAGGGCTGATTTTGCCGCCGTGTGGCAATCAAGCCATAATTCTTTGGTGTAATAATGCTCAGCAAGATCCACGCGAGGTTCGCGGCTATTAGGAGATTCTGCAATAGCTTTCATTAACCAGGATTCACGATTTGATTCGTCCATTTTTGCCAAGTATCTCATCGATGCGGCTCGTTCCGGTTTCCATACCGCTCGTGGGAGGGCTAGATGCCGCAAAAATTCTTTAGTGGCTTCTGTATAATAATTGTTAAAAAATAGCTCACGAGCATAATAAAAGGCATTTCGATCGTCTTCTAGATCCTCTGAAACAGCCAACCGTAGAAGAGGAAAGTATTGACCTCTGGATTTTGTATCATCTGGGTGATGATGAATTTCCAGCTTTGTCCAGCCTTGAATTTCAGCCCCCTGATATGTCAGGACCTCATGAACCGGGTGCTTCCAGCGATACCCAGATCGTGAATGGATCTTGTCCCCTCCGTAGCTGAGACCAGGCGATCCGTCGGGATTCCATGACCAAATGTACTTATATCTGGGACGAGTGATTTCAGATCCTAAAGCTTCCAATTCCTGACGCCAGCCAGGTTGAAGTTCCTCGTCCATATCTAAAGCTATGCAATAATCTATATCGAGCGGAAGAGCCGCCAAAGCCGCGTTTCTGGCATCATCAAAGCGCCAAGGTTTAACACCAATCCGGATCACATTTATCCCTAGATTTTGGGCATATTTGACGGTAAGATCCGTTGATCCTGTATCGGCTATAAGAAGATAATCTGCATCTTTAGCGCTTTTGTACCAGCGCTCAATAAAGCTTGCCTCATTTAATGCAATGGTATAAATAGCGATCTTCATCTTTCCCCCATGTATTGATATTACTAATTCAAAGCTGATTTAGCCAAGATTACTGCATCGAGAAATACAGTCTTATCTCTCGGATCATTTGCAATGTAATCCTGTGCAAGCATGATCTCAATGTGCTTATAGTTGCGCGTGATCCTGTCGAGTGTTTTCTCTGATTTATCACTCGACGCAACAAGAGAGTTGATAAGATCAACGCTAGCTTGCAAACCAACAAAATGCTTTTCTAATTTCTCGGTAGCAATCTTAGTTTCAGCAAGATACTCGGCATAAACAGCCTGCTCATCAGGTGTCAATGCTGCTAATTCTTCAGCTGTTAGTTCCATTGCCCGTTCTCCTTTTGCGTTAGTTAAACAATGCTTCTACTTCTTCATTCGTTAGACCAAGTGCTTCTAACTTTGCTTTGCCTGATGCCTTAGCGGCTTTCGCTGCTTCAGCAACTGCAATTCTTTTAAGTTGCGCAGCAGTCAATATTTCTTCTGTCATTTCATTTTCCATTTCTTTAGCGTCACTTAAATCGAGCCCAAGGTTTTCCGCCGTTATATCTTTCAACAGTTAATGTATCGGTAGTAGGAAATGAAGTAAGTCCATAACCAGAAGATTTATTGTTGTAATGTGGTCTTACTGTGTATGCCAATGAATAAGGCGCTCCGTTACCAGCAGTATGAACTACATTAAAATAATCCTCTGAATCAATCAATGCAGCCCAAGCGTATGTAACTCCTGGAACCAATGTATACGATGCAGGATAACCACCAGCGGTACTGAAATCATAAGAATAAACGGTTTCGGCATCTTTAAACGCAGTTGCTGATTGATTTGCTGTTTTTGCTAAAAGCGTTGCGGTTGTTCCAGCAGAATTAATTGAGTACAAAGCCATACCAGCAAAGGTTGTTGCTGCTGCTCCTAAACCATAGTTGCCAGTAAGTGTTGTTACATTTGAAACTGTAACTGGATTACCCACGGCAAAAGAAACATAGAAAACTCTTCCTGGGTCTATATACCAGTCTCCTACGCTATCAACATTTGCAACATCTGTTGTATCTGCAATTCCAGCAAGCCCATTAGACATTGCAAGTTGCATCCCAGTAGCACTAGGTGCTGACCAACCAACAGTATTTGAACCTGTTTTAGAAAGAACATCTCCAGTTGATCCTGCTGAAGTATCCAAGCCAATACCAGGAACACGAAGACGGTTCACGCTTGAATTACCAAGTGTGATTTCATTATCTACTGTTTTGCTTGAAGGTGCAGCGTTTGCGCCAATTACAGTTATGTTTTGGTTTGTATAATCAGAATATTGACCAGTAAGAAAACCAGCATTGTAACCAACGAATGTGCTTTCTGTTGAATCACCAAGGAATTGCCCAGCTTGAAACCCAAGCGATGTATTCTTTGATCCAGTTCCATACCCACTTTGAGCATAAAATCCAACGCCCACATTGTCATCACCTTGAGCTGCCTGCAATGCGTTGGTACCAATTGCAGTATTGTTTTGACCAGTACTTAAATTGTAAAGTACGCCATAACCAACGCCGGTATTATTAGACCCTGTTGTTATCGATCCACCAATTTGAGAAACAACAGTATTGCTTCCTCCTGTTGTTAACGAACTAAGAACAGCGTATCCAATTCCAAGATTGTCAGATCCAACTGCAATTGAAGTATCAAATGCGTTGAATCCAATACCTGTTTTGGTCATATTCAGTACGCCTGGAACAACTCCAGCAACAGTTGGAGTTGCATCAGCGGGTGATCCCCATTTGATTCCAGTTGCAGTAGAAATAAGAGACTGCCCAGAAGTACCGCTATTTCCAAGGATGTTTAATTTACCAGAAGCAGGTTGTGATTTAACATAACCTATATTGTGATTGCAAAATGTATTATCTGGCATGTAGTACTTAGTCCAAGTAATACCATTGGAAGACACGAGAATATAATCGCTTCCATTATTAACCGCGGTAGCAACATAAGCACCAAGAGAATGTGCCATATTCCAGTTGCCATACTCTGTAAATGTTTGAGAAGTCCAAGTTACGCCATCTGTAGATGTTGCAAGATTTGCACTACCCATTGCAATAAACTTAGTGCCATCATAAATAACAGATTGATACCCTGATCCACCTGTGTTTGGCATTGTGATAGAAGTCCAAGTTCCACCAGGTGTTGTTGCATATGCAGCAGTTGAAGTATTGCGCGAAACAACAACATACTTTCCTGCGCCGTAAGCAACAGAGTTCCAATATGCAGTTTCGGGTAATGTCGAACTGTTCCAAGTGGTTCCATTTGTTGAATAGAACATTTTGTCGCCCATGTAATCGGCAACAAGGAAGTAACCATTGTATGAGAATATGCTTGCAGTATAAGTATAATTTGCGCTAGTAAATGCTGGTGGCGTTGTTACTTCAGCATAATCAGTAATGTTAGTGGTGGTTGCCATGCGACCTTGCCCGCCGAGGATCGCAAAACAAGTACCGTTGTAAGCAACCTTACTATTGCTATATGTAGAGTATGAGCCATTGCCTAATGGACCAATATAATCCCAAGTAATGCCATCAGTAGATGAATAAACGCGAGTTTGACCATAGTTATCTGTTGCACCTATCCAAATATTGCCAGCTTTTCGGATGCCAATGAAATAACCAATGTTTTCAGCAATAGTTCCTGAAGCAGCATTTCCATCATAATCAGCAAAACCCTTTGTGCCGCTTGATTTAGTAATTGCAATTGATGCTTTTAATCCATCTTCAAAGTTGGGACTTGCAAGAGTGGAAGTCCAATTAACTGCTGATCCATCTGTTCCTAAAAGTTTTCCAGCGTTTCCGGTTTGAGATGGATAGCCAGGACCAGACGCTCCAGTTGGTCCAGTTGCTCCTGTTGTTCCTGTTGCTCCTGTTGGACCTGTCGGTCCGGTGACAGTTGAAGCTGCACCAGTTGGACCAGTAGATCCAGCAGGACCAGTCGGACCTGTAACGGTTGAAGCTGCTCCGGTTGGACCGGTAGATCCAATTGCGCCGGTTGGACCTGTTGCTCCGGCAATACCTTGAGGACCGGTTGGACCTGTTGCTCCAAGATCTCCTTGGTTACCTTGAGGACCGGTTGGACCTGTTGCTCCAGCAATACCTTGAGGACCAGTTGGACCGGTTGAACCTTGATCTCCTTGGTTACCTTGAGAACCAGTTGGACCGGTAGATCCAATAATTCCTTGAGGACCAGTCGGACCTGTTGGACCTACATCTCCTTGAGAACCTTGTGGACCGGTAGCTCCGGTTAAGCCTGTTGATCCGGTAGGTCCTGTTGCGCCTTGAACTCCCTGAATACCTTGAGGTCCTTGAGCTCCGGTAGGACCAGTCGCTCCTGTTAAACCGGTTGCTCCAGTAGGACCGGTAGCTCCGATCGATCCTGTTGCACCAGTCGGACCAGTAACATTTGAATCAGCTCCAGTTGCTCCTGTTGGACCTGTCGGACCTGTTGCACCTTGAATACCGACTGCGCCATCAAGATTTACCTGCCAAGAAGCATATGTTCCTGATCCTGTTTTACCCTTGAGATTAACAACAAGACTTCCAGTTACTGGATTATATGAAAAAACTTCTCCGTGCATATGATTTGCATCATCATGAGCAATAATTACAGTTTGAGCTGATGAATAATCAAGATACAAATCTGCTGTTGTAAGAGTAATTTGACCGGTGCTAGCAATAGTCAATGATGTAGTCGACGTTGTGTGGTATCGATCTCCGTCGAGTCCAGCTGATCCTGTTGGACCTGTTGGACCTACATCTCCTTGTGCTCCAGTTGGACCTGTTGCTCCGGTTGGTCCGGTAACGGTTGAAGCTGCTCCGGTAGGACCTGTCGGACCTTGAATTCCTTGTGAACCAGTAGGACCAGTTACTCCCTGAATTCCCTGAATACCTTGCTGACCTTGCGGACCAGTTGCTCCGGTCGGACCTGTGACAGTTGAAGCTGCTCCTGTTGCACCAGTCGGACCAGTAACTCCTTGTGGACCTTGCAAACCTGTAGGACCTGTCGGACCTTCAATTCCCTGAGATCCTGTTGGACCGGTTGGACCTTGAATTCCTTGAATACCTTGCGGACCTGTAGGACCTGTTGATCCTTGAATTCCTTGAGATCCTGTCGGACCTGTTGATCCTTGAATTCCTTGAGATCCTGTCGGACCTGTTGGTCCGGTAAATCCTTGAATTCCCTGAGCTCCTGTTGGACCTAGAGGACCTGTCGGTCCTGTTACTCCTTGAATTCCCTGCGGACCAGTTGCTCCAGTTGGACCAATAAGTCCTTGTGCTCCGGTAGGACCGGTTGGTCCGGTTACTCCTTGAATTCCCTGAGGTCCGGTTGCACCAGTTGGACCTGTTGTTAATGAAATATTTGCAATAGCTGCATCTACGTCATCAAGACGAGCTTTTACGGAAGCTTTAGATCCTTTTGGATTAGTTCCAAGCTCAGTTTCAATTGCTTCAATTGCATCATTTGTGTTTGCATGTTGAGAAGCATGAGGAACTGTAGCTGAATCAAGATAATCGGTAGCGGTTGGATTAGAAAAGTTATCTATTCCGCCAGGATAATTTGTGCTCACGTATTCTCCTTTAATTTAGGGCATCAGATTAGTCGCCAGGGGGTAACGACTAATCTGATGCTTTACTATCAATAGCAGCATCACGAAATAGTTTGTGATGCCTCTGATCTAACCAAAAAGTCTTATTATGGGCACATATCGCGCCGGTGTGCGCGTGGATCGGTATTCCTAGCGATCCAAGACGCTTACTAAATAGTAAATCTTCGCCAAACCAGCGCCCACCAATAGCTCCATCAACAAACCAAGCCCAGTCTTTACCCTGGTTTTCAGTTGCTTTGGCTTGTAACTCTAATAAAACGGATCTATGGATCAATAAACAGCCTGTTCCGGCAGCATCAATCTTAATTACCTCATTTATTGGATAATCATCAATAGCTTGCAAACCAGATCCGGGAAGATCACGATAAATGGTAGGTACAGGGCGTAAAGATACATCATCATCAAAGAAAGCTGCAAAAACTAGCGCAGAAATCACCGGACGATCCTTCTCATGAGCTGCAGAAACTAGTTTATCCCAAGTTTCTAACTCTAAACGCTCATCGGAGTCCATCATAAGCAACCAAGCTGCGTTTGATTGCTCCAAAAAGTTCTTTACAAGCAAGTTTCTAGATCTTGTGAGTAATCCAATGTTAGAAACTTGTATAAAACAGTCAAATCTTTCAGTTCTTTTGCCTCTAATTTGCAGTAAATCAACCACTAAATTAGCATTTATAGATCCATCGTTAACCATTCCGATGGCTATTTTGTCTTTATTTTTCATCGAGTTTCAACCTCCGGAAGGATCGCAGTTGTCTCGATAATGCCTAATTCATGTTCTTTAATCAGTGCTTCTAGCGCATCTAATCCCTTTTTTTGGACTAAATCGCGAGCTGTAATCAAAGCTTCTAAAAATATTGATTGCATAACTTCCCCTTAAGTATTGCGCTTGTGGCGCTGATCCTATCCGAAGACAGGATCAGCGCCAAAGCTAGACTAATTAGTAGCCTGAAGGTGCAACAGTACCTGTACCTGTAATTGCAGATACAGACTTGTTGAAGCGGTGTGCAAGAGCTGTGTATCCGTAGACCTGGAAACGAACAGTCAAGTTCGCTGAAAGGACATCTGGAAGCACGCGTGTCTTAACGCCTGATTCGAACAAGTAGCTGTCTGAGAACTTACCAACCAAGATTGGAGATTGGTTTGTTGATGCGCCGTAGTTCTTTGGAAGTGTTGCATCAACGTAAACCTTTACGCCATGCATTGTTCCTACAAGACCCTTTGATGCGCCTGGTGCGTCAATAACGCCATTAGCGTTGAATGGACCTGCTGCAACTGGTACAACAAGTGGACGTGACTGTGAGTCAACCTGTGACATGAACCAGTACCATGTTGAAGGATGCATTACGATCGCTTCTACGTCCTGGTAACGGTTTGTAACAACCTTAGAAATTGCCTTAGCCATAGCAGTCAAACCGCCGTTAGCTGTTGGTGTTGTTTCTGTCCAAGTTGTTGGGATACCGTTTGTTGTATCAGCACCAAGAGTAATAAGACCCTTAAGTGTTCCTGATGTTCCATCGCCTGCACCAACAACAGCTGTGTTAAGCTGAAGTGCGTAATCCTTCATGAGATCGCCGAAGATCATACGATCAAGTCCACCAGAAAGTGGTGACTGCTCAACGAGCTGGATCGATACGTTCTCGTAACCTGAGATGGTACGAACTGGAGCTGTAACTGTTGAAGTTACAAGGTCGCGAGTTGTTGTCGCTGAGTTATCAGATGACTGGAACGCTGAAAGTGTACCAGTTGAGATCTGGGGAATGTTGATCGAATCTGTGCCAGCAGGAAGAGCCATGCCAGTAAGAAGATCAGCTGTTACGCGAGCTGCACGAGCAAACTCTGCGTATTCGTTTGTGAGGTAAATAGGTGGAACAAAATCTCCACCAGTTCCGTCTGTACGGTTGATGTCGCGAGTTTCAATTGCAACTTCAGCCTGGTGACGGTGCAAACGTGACCAAGAATCTGAATCATTGCGAAGTGTCGCGTTGATCATGTCCTTAACAAATGAGTTACGTCCATCACGGTCGTATGTCATTGCTTCACGTGTGATTGTTGCAGATCCTGCAAAAGGCTTCACATTTGATTCCTTGCGTGATTCTGCAAGTTCAGCTGTGCGCTTTTCGTTTGCTGCTGCTGTTGCGATGCGCTCGTCAAGCTTAGCAATATCTTCTTGCTTTGCTGACGCTGCATCAAGAGCTTCTGCGGTAACGTCTTCTGCTGCGAGGGTTGTTTCAACCTCGGCAACAAGAGCGTCGCGCTGCTCGATGAGCTTTGCGGATAGAGTCATTTTGACCCTTTCTATTGTTGTGTGAGATCGTCGGGGCGGACGCGCCGAGGATTAACCCTTACGCTTAGAACGTAGGGAATATTGTTTTACTTTCAAAGCAAGCTTTTGCTTTTTGATTTCAAGATCCTGATCCTGAGCTGATCGCATTCCAACGGTTGTTGAATCGTATGCGGGCCAAGTTACAACAGAAACTTCGTAAAGATCCAGATCCGTAAGAGTACGAAGACCTTCTTCGCGAGTTTCTCCATCTTGAGCAACCGTAAATGCAAAGCTCATCTTGTCAACGTCACCGCGACGAACAGCCGAAGCTAGTTCTTGAGCGCGTGGGTTTGCAGGATCAAGAGATGCTTCCATGTACAAACCAACTTTATCCTGGGCCAAACGAAGCGTTCCGGACTGAGTTGATGCCAATGGTAGGTCGTCCATATTGTGATTTACAAGTAAAAAGACCGGATTATCAGTCTGAAGCGTGCGAGTAAAAGCTCCTTGAGCAATAACTTCACGGAATTGAAGACCGGTTGCTTCCTGGTTAAATGTTGCAGCGTATCCGCCAACCTTAAGCGATCCATCTTCAGTATCTACGGCGCGAACCTCAGCATGCATTGTGATGCGTTCCGCTGAAGCCATAGCAGTCTTACGATCTTCAATCACTGTTATCTCCTCGGAGGTAATTTCAATTTTTTCTGATGTTTCTGATCCTCGCGCCATAGTTTCTGGAGCAATCCAGTCTGCAGCAGGCTCGTTAAGATCCTCAATAGGGCTTTCCGGCATAACTTCTGGATCTGGATTTACTACATCTACACCAAGAGAAGATGATAATTGCCACTTCCACTTCTGATGAGAGTCAATACGATCGGCTAAAAAGTTTGCAATTCCTTGCTGATTATGCATTGTAGCGCAAGCAAATACCTCTGAAAGCTCTTCAATAATCATATCATTTGCAGAAAGAATATCCATAGCAAGAGCACGAGCATCAGTAATGATTGCAAGATCCTGCGGAATCTCACTCATCGCAGCAAAAGCCGCTAGTTGAAATGGTGCAGGCTTTCCAAGCTTACGAATATTTTCTGCAATTGGATCGACGCTTGAATAAGCATCAGAGTAAATTTCTTCAAAGAGTCCGTGATATTCGCTGAAGTCAGTTCCCATCACGTTCCAGTGTGCACCGTGAGCTTTGAAGTAAAAAGAAACAACATCAGCTAGAAGTTCTTTTAACTCCTCCGCAAGATCCGGTGTTTCCATATCGGCTGCCGCCATGTTTGTCTCCTTGTACTTTTGAGAAACGATAAGAGCATCGCGTGTAATATTTTTGCAGATATTCATTGCCCACTCGCGACCCTCGGGACCTTCCCAAGAATCACGTAATTGAACAACTTCTTCAAGAGTCATTGCAGGATTTTTAATTCCCTCTTCAAGAACTATCTTAGGTACGCGATATGTTTCAGACATTATTCAACGACTCCCATAACCGGTACTGAAGTATCTGAATCAGTACCAAGTGGAGCTGTATCTGGACCGGTTGTAAGTGTTCCCTGGAATGCCTGGTTAAAGACATCTCCACCACTGTAAGGCTCAAATCCGTCTTGTTGACGTAATTCGTTTGGTGAGCGTAGACCAGTTGATACCAGGATCTTTCCAACTTCAGCACGAGTCATTGCATCAGTGCGAAGAAGGATTGAAGTATCAAACGCAACGTCAGTGCCGTCAGGAAGAATACGACTTAACGCATCTTCTACGCGGCAAAGCCACGGCGCGATTGTGTGTTGAAGGAAGTTCAATGAAGCTTGTTCAACGTTCTGGTATGTCTGGTTATCTCCTGAAGCAAGAATAAGGTGCGAAGGAATACGAAATACGCGAGCAATATCTCTAATGAGTTGCTCGCGAGTTTCAATCATTTGCTGATCTGCAGCAGAAGATGTAATTGGCTTCCACTTTAATCCGTCTGTAAGTACCGCTACGCGACGATGACGACGGTGAGTAGCTTCAAAAGTTCCTTGAATTGTTCGAGCCTGATCTAAAGTAAGCTTCTGATCCGTCTCAAGAACTGAAGAAGGTGTTGCACCTTCTCCGTAAAATTGTGAAATGTGGCGATCCATAGCCATTGCAATACCAATAAGATTTCTATTCTGGATCATGGGAGAAACACCAACCAAAGATTGTGGAGGTGTTAGCCAACGCATGTGAATCAGATCCTGAGAGTCAAGCGCGTTTCCAAGGTGCAGATACTTACGTCCAACTTGATCTCCAGTTGGAAGAACTTGCATCTGATAAGGGTGCAAAGGAACTAAACCAATCATATTTCCGCTGCGATTGCGGTCAATATGAATATAAGCATTACCGTGAAGAGCACAAGAGAATACCATTTGGTGAATAAGCTCAAAGGTATTTGATTCAGGATCTGGATTTTTTAGTACATCAGATAGTTCTACCGGAACTCTTTTGCCCTTAACCATCTTGTATTGCTTAAGTGGCATTGATGCAATGGTGTCCGCTAGTAATGAAACAGATCCTAGAACAGCTGAAACTCCAAGAGCAGTCCACTCATCGATGCGTTCTCCGGCGGCACTTGTAATGTTTGTCTGTCCGTAGAGTTGAGACAGTGGTGCTACATAGTTGTTAAATTGCGGGTAACGACCCACGACTCCACGGCGTATGAGACTCATTATTTATTAACCACCGATCCTAGCGATGCGAAATATGACAGCGTAATAATTCCAATACCGGTTGCAAGTAAGCAAGGTCCGGCACCAAACATGACTCCGATTCCGGCTACTATAAACCCGGCGCCAATAATTTCGATAACGTTAGTTATCAAATCCAGCGAAATCTTGATTTTCATTCTGCTCCCCAATACTCATTAGATCAAATACGGCTGGTAAAAAGTTTCCTTGCGAGAACCACCACACAGCACGTTCAAGTGCCATAACAGCGGATACCGCTAAGTCAATCCTGCGAGTTGATCCTGGCTTTTCTTTTGCCAAACGCGTTCCGCGTTGATCAACTCTTAGTGTTGCATTACCAACGTGACGCGCCATAGTTGGATCGCCCTCGTGGGTAACACTCTTGTTTACAACTGCTTCATAAAATCTTGTTGTTGCTGGTGTCATACGTGAAGCTGTTTGCGGGAATACTACAACCGGCAAACCTTCTTCTTCAAGTACTTGAAATGTTCGGGCCCATCGATAAGGGTCGCAAGCAATTTCAACTACTTCGTAATTTCTACAAGCTTGGCGTACCGCTTCTTCAACATCAAGAATTGGAACTTGCCAATCAGCTCCGGCTTCTTCTGGTTTTTCCCAGACATTAAGCGGAACGATATGCGGGACTTCTTCGCAGGTTACTGCTACTACAACCGTGCAGTCGCCGTTAAAAGATCCGTCAAATCCAAGAACAACTTTAGTTCCCGGTTCAAGTTTACGATCCGTATAACATGCGTCCCATGATCCGTGAGGCAACCAAGTATCCGAGGTGGCTGTCCATACGTTCAGACGCTTTGTCTTGAATTCAGCTTCAGGTGTTCTAAGAATCGCAGAAGCAAAATCGTCTTTAGCGACAATATCTCCAAACCCTGGGTTTGATTGTTCCCAAGCTTCGATCTCTCTGTAATCCAGATCCGGATTAGCTTCCCACCAGGCAAAGAAGAAAGTCGGGTCGACAACTTCTCCACTGACGACCCGCTTCCCATACTCATAAAGCTGGTAGCAAATAGAGTCTTTACCCGTCGAATCTGATTTGACTCCTGCGGTCGTAATTGCTACCATGAGAGGTTCTCGACGCGCACCCATCGCGAGAGACATTACGTCCCACAGTTCGCGATTAGGTTGCGCGTGAAGTTCGTCAAACGCAATAAACGTTGGTGACAAACCTTCTTTTGAGAATGCTTCAGCTGAGAGCGCCCGATAGACCGATCCGGTCTTTGGGTTATAGATTGCATCTCGATATACATCGAGAATTTCTGAAAGTTCAGGCTGCATCTCAACCATGCGTTTAGCTGTACCAAACACAATTTTTGCTTGTTCTTTTTCCGCTGCGCAGGAGTAAGTCTCACCACCGTTAGGACCAAGAACTAAATGTTCAAGTGCAAGAGCTGAAAGCCAAGCGGACTTTCCATTCTTGCGGGGTAATCCAATTAAACCAACTTTATGCTTTAGTGATCCATCTGCCTTTTCAGCAAACAAACCTTTGGTTAATTGCTTTTGCCAACCACGAAAGATTAACGGCTCACCGGCAGCGCCAGCTACTGAATCCTTAGTGATTGAACATAAAGCTTCACTAAAGTCAATAATGTTATCGCCACGACTCTTCTTCATTTCGTTTGGCGTAAGTGGAGATAGGTAGCGCGGCGGCCACCCTTTAATTTCTTTGTTGCCTCTTTTGGAGGAGTTGGTCGATTGCGCTGACACGTTTTACCTCTGCTACCCCTAGTCGCGAGCGTGACACTGGATCGAACCCAAGCGAGGCAAGGGCATCAGTGAATGCTTTGTTTATTTGAACGTATGCTCGTCCGTCTGCCGACTCAAGAGTCGCCATATATTTAGTTCTGGCAGCTGATACGGCATCGGCTAATCTGGCTGCATTCTCGATCGCGCTGAGATCCGAACTAGGAGAAAGCCAGGTTATGGCGTTATCCCAGATCCTAGTCCAAAAAATCTTTCCTTCATCTCCGAGCATCGATGGAGCTTCCGGAGTTTGATCCGCCATTGAAAGGATCGTAATATTGGCGAGCTCAGGTAACGGTCGCCCACCCGAATCATGTCCAGGCGTGCGACCGGTCACGCGTTTAATTTCTGCTGGTTTTGGCGGTCGTCCCATATCTAAATCCTAACCTGAAAAGCCCATTTCGTAGTTTTGAGCATGCTCGAAGACAGCTTGGGCGGGGGGTCATGGTATGCTACCTAGAAAAAATGGAAACATATCTCTTTACTTATGTTGCTTTTTGCTGTTACATGCCCGGCAACACGCTGCCAAGTTTGTAGGATCTAAGGATCGGCTTCTATCTACACTCAATGGAATGATGTGATCCACTGTTGCATCTGATCCGCTTAACTTCTTATTGCATAGATAACAGATCCAAGCATCCCGGTCTAATATTAAACGCCTTAGCTTCTGCCAGGCAGCCCCGTATCCTCTTTCATGTGTAGTACCACGATATTTAGGAGGATTAGCTATCAATCTTTTCTTTGCGCAATCACTACATCTACTAAATGGATTAGGACGACCACAATCTAAACAAGGTTTATTCATCTTCGTTTAATGTAGTCATAAGGATCTTGCCATCAGCAAACTGCACCGCGATCTGTACTTCATCGCCTGAGTAAATATCAAATTTAATTGCTGTCTCAACAGCTTGTACAAGCGTATCAACAACTTGTTCATAATCTTCTGATTCATCAATACCAAGAGCAACTGCAGCTCCTAATGCAAGCTGACGTCCGGTACCACTAACATGAAGATTTTCTTTATTGCGTTCTATTCCATAAACTTCATCTATAAAATAAAGCGTACCATTAACAGCAATAATAAAATCATTATCATGCGAAGCAATTTCTCCGCCGTCTTTCATATCATAACCAGCTAAAATAAATTCTCTACGTAACGCTGGTATAAATGATCTCACCATGTATCGATCCAGATCTTTATTCCGAATCGCCGGTGGTATAAATGCGTGTTGAATAATATTCATTCCACGAACAGTTCCAGCTGCAGCAATGAGAAACTTTCCATTAACAGCAATTTTTCCCATTGGAGAACAATTCGCTTTTAGATTTCCCCAGCTTGTTTGTGAATCAGCTGCGATGACACAATATCCGTCACCCTGGTAAGCTATGAGAGTTGTCATTCTAGAGTCCACCTTAATTTAGAAACAACTCGCCGGGGATATTTATACCATGTTTGTACTAATTTCGCCATATCTGATACGGGCTACCTTTCCGGTGTTTCGTACTTTAAAGATCCTGCCAGGATCCCAAGCTTGGTCTTATCCCACTCAGCTCGACATTTAACGCATTTAGCCGAGATCGGTCCATGTCGATCCATTTGAATGACAATCGCGTGCTTCATGCCGCACATTGGGCAAGCTCCTGAGACCGTTCTTGGTTTCTCTTTCCAGGTGAGGGTCAATTCCAGTTGATTCCGGTAGTAAGCTATCTGTCCGGAGACGTGATCCACGAGCTCATCGGTCGCGTTAATCATGAGGTTTGGAAGCTGCCAGAAATTCTCAGCCGTATTACTGGATAGCTTACCTCCGGACATCATGACCAGGGAGATCGCTAGCTTTTGACCTTGAATCAAATATCCCAAAAGCTCTTCGCTCAACGGCGGCTTAGATCGGGCCGAAATTGACCTAGAAGACCCTTCAGGATCAGGTGCAGGTGTAGACTCGTTTATCTCCACCCAAAGCTGCTGAAGCAGGCCCTCGTGCCTCGACGTATGCGTCTTACCGTTGTCAAGAGGTTCCTCATGAATATAAGCTTTCACAAGTCGAGCAACATCATCAATCAATGTCGCCATTAACTCAGAACGGGAGCTTCGCATCTTTAATATCGCTTTCTTTGCAGACATGCAAGGACACGATCAAAGGTTGGGTTTTATTGATTCCGGACCGCAGATCCAAAAGGCTGCGATGCTTAGCAATGGTGCCCTTGCTTGTCGTTTCCAAACGGTAGGTCGATCCTCCGCCGAGTTGGATCTGAAGCTCATCGAACTTAGATAACAGAATTCTATCGAGCTTAACTAAGAATCCCCCGGAATGACCTGCCCAAAGCGATGCATCACATTTCGCGCACATTGCTTCTTCTAGCGCCGTGTCAATGAAGGTTTGACTCATCTAAGATCCTGGGAGGAGCTTTTGGTATTTATTGAATTGTCTGATCCAAGAGATTCCTCCCTCTCCGTTCCTCCTCTTAAGGAGGAACGGGAGGAACGGGAGGAACCTCTTTTTGGGTCATCAGAGGTTAGGCTGGGAGGAACTTGGGAGGAACTGGGAGGAGTGGGAGGAACTGAGCCGTTTTGGGTGCAATTGCAACGCCAAAGACCAAGATTTAACCTTCCGCAATCAGTACAAGTGTTAAATTTATCCATTTTTTTTAGCCTTGCTGAAGTCAATAAGGCTCTCTCGATCACCAATAATCTCACCCTGGTAAGCTTGAGGTTGGCCCGAAATGGCATCGTAAGCCGCAGTTGAGATCCACTTTCCGGCTTCAATACAGATCCCTTTTCCCCACCAGTAAGCATTAGCTTTACGATCCTGATACGGCTCACAGTCCCAATCATCGGGGAACCCGGACAGCCGAGCAACTTCCCGGTGTGTCAAAGTCCGGGGCAAAGTTGGGTGAACCTGACGCCAAAGGGCATCTCCGGCAAGGACATTTGAAGGGGTGTCGTAGCTCAGTCTCTTTGGAGCAAATTGGGTAATACCCTTATCGCTCTTTAGATCCTCGTCCCAAAGTTCAAGATCAGCACCAAGATCCAGGGCCCGTCGATACACGTCTCCTGATACCTCGTTCGCTTTCCATTCCACTTTGGACGCTAGCTCAGTTACCCGACGACCTCGGGGAGTATCCTCGATCTGGTGACCGTTCATCGATCCTAGAGCAACGTTCTCAAGGTCACCGATGCGATCTTTGACCGTAGTAGGGCTGATCTCGACCGGATCGACTCCGAACTTGATCCTGGCAGCAACCCAGAAATATCTCTTGCGTTCCTGAGCTCCACCTAGCTTAGCTACATCATGAAGAACATGATAAAGGTGGTATTGGCTGCCGGTTTTCATCTCAAGGCTATTTCTTAGATCCTGCATGAGGTCTCGGCCCTTGTTATAGGCGCCCTGGACAGATTCAAAGATAACAATCTCCGGATCACACTTGGCAGCGTATTCGATCAGATCCCACATGCATTGGTTAGGCGCCGCTGCGTATCCGGTGTACTGAACTCTCTGGATCTCTCCGTTCTCGTCTAGTCCTCGGACCATACTGGATCGGTTCGAGAAGCCTGAGCAAGGAGGATTTCCGAACACTAGATCAGCCTTAAGAGGCGTCCAAGTATCTGGAGCGCCAGCTTCTATGCTGAAGTCGCCAAGTAACTTTTTGTTACCTTCTACCGCCGGTACTCCAAACCCTCCGGTAGCTTCACGCTTTCCGATGATTTCGAATCCTGCTAGCTTATTTCCTAGCGTAAATCCACCTGCGAACGATTGGCAATCAATCGAAGTATAAGTCATTTCTTCCCCCTGGTTGAGTAAATAACGATTTGTTATTATCGGATAAAGGATCATCGGCGCTTGAATACGCCTTGATCGAAGTAAAGCGACGGGCTGAATTTTTAGACTCGCCGTCTTTTGTCTCGGATAGATAACCTTCCTCAACGAGAACGTCGATAGCTAGACCCACGGCTGAATCTTTGCCTTTTACGCCCTTCACTATCTCGTTTCGGGTCGGAGCATCTTCACCGATCCATTCGATGACAAATCTGGACGACCTTTCCATGAGAAGAGTTGGTCGCATCTTGCCATCGTGGGAAAGTGTGGGCATTTCTATATGCCATTTGGTTCGGCCCTCTTCCGTTGAATCTAGGACGAACGTTCCGGCATGCTTACCAGGAGAGGCGGATCTAAGTCCTCCGTTACGATCCTTCTCAATGGAAAGGCTGATCTTGCCTAGCTTACCAGGCGCCGGTGCCAATAGAACCTCAGCTGATAAATATGATCCGTCGACCGCACGTTTCTTAGCCGTGCCGCCGATCGCATAACCGGAGGATCTGGCATCAACGCCCTTCGGCAAGTGGTCAATCGTAATAACGCAAGCGCCGATCACGTGAGCCAAAGGCTTGCAGATAGCTCGAATCGCTTTAGTAATATCGTCGTTATCGGTGGACTTAAGACCTAACATGGGCACAATTTCACCCAGGGAATCTACGACCGCTATCTCCGGTTTCCATTCAAGCATATCATGAATAAAAGCTCTCAGTCCGATGATGTCTTCTGGTTCTGCGATCCTAAAATACTCAGGATTAGCCACAAAAGCTACCGGAGCACCAAGAGAGATAAGGCGTGTAGCTATTTCTCCAGATCCGTTGTGATCCACGTCCAGATAAACCGCTTTGCGGCCCTTCTGAAGTCCCTCGACCACAGCGCACATAGCTAGCCAGGATTTAGCCGTTTCCGGATCACCAAACACGCCGTTAATACGTCCCTGATAGAAGAGTGAAGCTCCATCGGATCTAGTGATCCAAGTCGGAGGATCAATAACCGGAGCATTACCCGTGAGTAACCATGACAGATCAGCGTAAATGGATACTTCTTCATCGTCTGATTCAGGATCTGAAATACCGCTCGGAGGTGGTGTCGCTAGGAATTCAGTTACGTTGAACTCCATGCCCTTTAGCTTGCCGTCGCAATCCTTGCCATGACAAATCTCGTGTGAGTGAAGATTAGCCAGGATAATAGAGATACCGCCGAGTAACATACGACGCCATTCAAGATCCGCTGTGACGGTTCCTCGATCAGCCCCGACAACCATCGTAAAATCTCGACCTGTCTTCTGAAGCGCATAATCCACTCCAGCGTGACCGGTTTGACCAAGCCGCAATAAGCTTAGCATAAGATCTCGCACCGCATCGTGTCGTGATCCTAATCGACCCGATAAAGCTTCGGATAAATCGTCAATCTTTCTATTTACTAGAGAGCAAGGATTACCCGGCGTACACCATTCGGCAAATGCGACAGCCATTTCTTCAGCGTTCGCATCAGACCGTTCGGTGGCTGCCGTGGCAGCTTGACCGTGAGTAAGTCCTTGAACCCAAGTGGAAGGTAGCTCAGGAAGGATCATAGGAGATGGTCCGGTGCCGATTGCCGTCATGTTATCCGGACCGATCCAACGGTAAACTCTTCCCTCAGGGTGAAGGCTGGGCCAAACTACGGCATATCGATGACCTCGGTGGATCGTTTCAATACCAGGGCCAACTTGATTGGGCCACTGAAGACCCTCCGGAACTCTATAAAATCTAATTCCGCTCGTGCCGTCATCGCGAGAGGTAACTCTCCATGTATCTGGCAGCGGGCCAAAACTTGCTATGGCTCGTGTCAAGGTTTCAGATCCGGCTTTGTCTCCATACGCGTCAACGTCAATCCCGAGCACGTTGGCAGGCATGCGCAAAGCTATATTTCCAAGACCCTTATTCTTGATCCAGTTCTGGATCTGATTATCGTCGGGAGATACATGTGCAAATCTCTTTCCCGTAAATCCTGTTGGCGGGTGGCTTTTCTTACCTGCCGGTAATGGCAATACGTCAAGCCAACCTAATGCTCTATACTCTTTGGCGGATCTTTCGTAAGGACCCATTACTACTACTTCTTCAGCTGGATTCATGTTTTCCCCTTTCAAACAATTTTAATTAAATATCGCCGTAACAAATTTCGCAAAGAATCCAGTCCAGTAATCGAATTCCAGTATCTTCTTCTATTTCTTCCTCACAGCGCGTACATTTACTCATCTTTTACTCTTCGTTCTGTACGCCGTTGGATCGTAGCTATTGAGCGCTGCTGCAGCTTCCGTATGACAACAGGGTGTCACTAGAAATTCATTTTCAATGTCCCAAAGCATATCTCCAATTACCCACTCGTTCTGTGAGTTCCGGCAACCACCGCAGTACCAAATTTCATCATCATGCGAAACGTGATCCTCGATGTACTTATTTATTTCTAGATCCGTAGCTTTACGTATGTCACAACAATCTTTGCATGCTCTAACTGTTGACCAATCGATACTCATGGCTTTCCTCCCCAACCCGTTCCCTTGAAAACTATACCCGGTGCCGAAAACATCTTAGACATCATCTCGCCGCAGTCACACCGGGGCACAGATTCTTCCTCTACGCTCCGGGTGACTTCGACGGTAATTCCGCAAGAATTACATTTGAAATCGTACGTTGGCATTACTTACCACTCGAACGAGATCCAGGCAAACCCTAGATCCAGGGAGAAATGCCACTTATCAAAGTGAAATCCAATCCCAAAACCGTTCCAGTTCCACCCCGTAAGAATACTAATCTTTTTCATTTGATCCTTCCCTAATACCACTTATGTTTTAACCAGTGAGCTTTTGCTCCACATGGGCCCGCTGATCCGTACCACCGGCTTATGTATGCAAGCGTTGCTATGAGTTGCGCTCGACTATCCGTCGAATGCTTCATACCAATGTTGCGATATGTTTCGTTTAGTAATTGCCCGATTCCCTTTGCTGAACTATTAGGGTTTTTAGCCTTTGAGTTCCAATGAGATTCGCGCGTTAACACATAGTCCAGGCATTCGAATTGCTTGCTTGTTAATAGCTGAAAAGCTAAGTAACGAGCCTCATTTACCTGGAAGCTTGCAGTTGTCGCTTTGATGTACTCAAGCGATGAATTTTCTTGCTTTATGTCTTCAGCGTGACTTACTCCTACTGCGTAGAAGATCAGCGATGCTATCGCTAATGTAGCCACAAATCGGATATTGACGTGTATCTTCATCGTTCTCTCTTTCTTTCGATTGCTTGACCGAGCTTTTCTAGTGCCTCCATTTCGCTTGTGTCGATCTTGATTGGACGAGTTAGTGAAAACCTATTGATCAACCGGATCAATAGGAAAGATATAAACATTCCAAATATAAATTCAAACATATTTCCCCCTCAGGATAAGTGATGCGTTCAGGATCAGTGGAAAGGTGTCACCGATCCTGAACGCATCGATTTGGTTAGAACTTCGGCGTTACCGGTGTGGCTCCGAGCTGCTGCATAAGTAATGCAATTTGCTCCTGAGACATACCCCCTGTAACCGCGGATTGTGCCGAAGGACTTACCGGCGCCGCTGCAGGAACGGCTGCAGCAGCAGGTTGAGCAAAAGCCTTTTGCGCTTGAGCTTCGACCCACGCCTGAGCGCGAGCAACGTCAGCATCTTGGAAATTGTTGAGGACCCAGGCTGGGTTTCCTTTTCCGGTGTCGACGGTCCCAACTCGCGCAAGGACGTTCTTTGATCCAACAGATAGCTTGTTGGTGATTCCAACGTGTCCGACTTTGACATCGGTTTGGACTTGCTGGTCTCCGTCGAGATCGACGAAGTCGACGATGAATTCATCGATTTCTCCCTTGCGTAGCTCGTCATAACGACGCGCTGATGTCTTTACTGCAGTGAAAAGGACTAAGTGTCCCTGGTGGTCGGCTGGCTTAAAAAACCCGCCGCCCGATTTTGGTTGTTCGAACATGGTTTTCCCTTCGATTAGTTGTTTGTTTTTGCTTTTGCAAAGCTATGAACGGATCTTTTTGCCCATGACTTGCTTCGAGCGTTCCGTCTTCCACTTGAATACTTCAAGCGCCGCTAGAAACACGCCAAACTCGGCCTCGGTAACGTCCATTTCAACGACGCTCCATGATCCTTCTTTGGGTGCATGCCAGATCTGGCATTTTTCGATGGGAGGAACCGGTACTTCCGTTCCGTCCGGTTTCAGGATCACTTCAGCATACTTATATGCTGCAAGCTGGATCGAGTAATCAGAGTAAACTCCGGTGGACGTTTTCAGATCCACAAGAGTTACTACTCCATCGATGATATGAATCCCGTCGAAGGAACCGGCGTAGCCGTATTTATGCGACCACACCGTTCCTTCGATCGAGAGTGGTTGAGGTTGAACAGCTTTAAGAATCCCTCGAAGGTTCTTTGCTGCTTCACCTAAACCAGGCGGATCAAACGGTGAATCAATGCTAACTTCCCCATTTAGCAAAGCTTCACAGTATTCGTGAGCATTAGTTCCGGCTTCTGCCGCGCGATCGCGTGTTCTCCAGGGAGATCCTTTTAACAAGTCGATCGCTGCATCGTCCGGAAGATTAACCCACGAACTCTTATTAGCTGCGGCAAATTCTGCCACAGATTTTGCTGCCCAACGCGGAAGCGCCGGCTTATCCAATACCTGAAGTATTGTCGTTACTGATGGAACGGTAACTTGGGTAACTGGGTGAACGTATCCACGACCAGTACCAACAGTAACCGCCAAAGCTGGTGATGCCATTATTTTTCCCCTTCGATTGGATCTCCATAACCGACTTCTCGCAAGAGCTTCACAATGACGCTCAAAGGTACGATTGCCGGCCAATCAGCTATCTTCGCTGGACCCCAACCATCGGGCCTGAGTACAGCGATTCCAACTAAACCTTCTTTTGCCCGATCGCTAAGTTGCTCCATCGTTTCAACGACGGGAAACCCACGCCGAGCCTTTACTTCCCAATCAATCCCGATAGTGCCAGTGACGTCGGTACCCGAGCGTCCTGCACCAGTGGATTCAGCATAAGGAAACCCGTTCTCTTGCAAGAACTCAGCTAAGATCCGCTGAGTTGCGTATCCTCGATGCTTACGGTGTTGACTCATATAATCCGTTCTCGTGCCTGGAAAACTGCATTCTCTAACCAGGTTTCAAACTTGGTCAAACCGGCAAGATACATATTAGCCTGCCAACCATAGAGAATTCCTCTAGCCGTGCCGGAGATAAGCTCAATTGTATCTCGTGACCAAAGTGGTTCATAGTCCCAGTTTTGGTCATAGCTTGCCTGGATCTGTTCCGCCTGCTCCATATCCCTTGCGTATAGGTGCAACGATCCTACGGAATGGGCATACCAACCCATTTCAATGCCCAAAGCTGCGGCAATAGCTCCCTGAAGCGCCGTAAATTGAACCAAATCGTATGGCAAACCTAGCCAAACGTCGTTGGATCTCATGGTTGTTCTCATGCAGAGCTTATCGTCGCGAACAAAGAACTGAAGCGCCAGGGTACAAGGAACATCTTTTACGTTTGCTCCCAGATCCTGACGAGAGTCAAATATGGTTAAGACAGCCTGACGTGAATCCGGATCTGATTTAAGCAGATCAACCAAAGGCTGAAGTCGTCCATAGATTCTTGGACCATAAGCGCCGTGAAAGATGCCGCCGTCCAGGTAGTTTCCAAAGACTTTAGATCCGGAGATAACCAACTCCGGCGCTGTGGTCATTCCAACCAGCTGAAGAGCTTCGACCGCGCCAATAAAAGGTTTCATATCCCTATATTTGACGTCAAAAGGCATCAACCAGGGTCTTTGGATCTCAAAGGTGACGTTATTTACTTCCAAAGTGGACTGACCGCGAGGAGTTGTCGGCGATCCGTGACTGATACAGGTGCCAATAGCTACCTCAACCACCTCAGAAGGCGTGTCTAGTTTAATGTACATGCGGTAACTCCCTCTGAAGATCGTTGGAATTAACCACTTGAATATGATCCATAGTGGCAGCCAGATCAAAATACATATCTTGGGCCTTGATAACCGTCTCGATCTGATCCTGTTCGCCGCGAAGCATTAAAGTGCTTGAAATAGAATCCGCGTCGCGATAGATAAGAATCACTTTAGCGCCTAGCTCTTGCAAGGTATTGTCGCAAAGTTTGAATGATTCCGGACGTGGAAAGAGTGATTTGCGGTTAAACACGAAGGGCCAAATCGCTTCGCCCAGGTGCCAGCGATCCAGGATCACGTTCTGATCCTCCGGAAGCTGCATTAAAGGCTTGATATATTCCTCAAACCAATGAGAATGCTGCGGGATACCAGCGTGAAGAATCTTGGCATTTTGCTCTTTAGCTAACCAGGCTGCGTGGCTTGACTTGCCTACGCCGTCAACACCTTCTAGGATCGTGATCATCAGCAATCCTCTTTCGGAAAGCCGTCATCATATTCGCAACCTTCTGAAACGGAGCACATAACTCCGGCATCGTCAAAGGCACGCTTACAAGATGGACATTTACCCCAAACGCCGTCGTATCCTTCCTTCTGACGTTTAGCGTTCTTTTCAGCTTTCTCTTGATAACGCTGCTCCACTTCCTCCGGAGTTGCGCCTACAGCTAGCCATAAATTGACAATAAAGTGAAGGACATCGACCAATTCGCCAACAAAAGCTTCACGATTTATGTGTCGAGACGTCGCCCAGGGTTTCCAACCGACTTCGGCAAGTGCCTCGTGTAGCTCATCGGTGGCAGCCAGGACCATATCTTTAATGAATTGCGATCTTTCCTCATCAGAAAGATCCGTAAAATCGATGCCAAATGACTCCTCCTGAAGCTTCTTTTGGCGCTCGAATATGAGATTAAGCATTTTTCCCCCTCGGAATGTTCACGACTTTGACATCGAGTTGACCAGCAATGTTATCAAGCAGATCCTCAGAATACACCTGCGGATCAAGAGAAACACCGAAGAAAACCCGGCGGATCCCATAGGCAGCTATAAGAGGAATACAAGCCTGGCAAGGTCGATGCGTAATGGCAATCAAGCCATCACGAACCTCGACCGGAGTTGTATATCTCAGAGCGTTTACTTCAGCGTGGATCACGAACGGGCGTCTAGCTTCCCGATCGTCCCAATCGATTTGGATCCCAGAAGGAGCGCCGTTATAGCCAATACTTGCAACCGAATTATCCGGTCGAAGAACTACAGCACCAACCTTGAGCCAGGGATCCTCGCTTCTCAGCGCAGCAACGTCAGCTAAAGCCAACGCATATTCCGGCCATTCAAGCCTCATCTATTGGATCTTTTCTTACCCTGGGCCTGACGAACCAACTGTTGAACCCTGGACGTGGAGATACCGAGGACATCGGCAATCTCTTGATAGGTCCAACCCTCCTTATTTCTGGCAATAAGCAAGATTTCTAAGAAGTCTTTTTTACGTTTTTCAACGTCATCGATAGCTCGTTTCAGATCCTTGTGGGCATCTTTGAGAACTCTTACAAGAGGATCAGTCATTCCATGCCTCTTTTGGCGCGTATGGAGTGTTGTAGTTATCCTGAATTCCGATCCAAAGCTTCGGTTTAGGGCATTCGTCGCATAATTTTGTGGACGGACATTCGCAATCTGAGTCTTCATCGTCCTCAATTACGGTCACCGAAGTGATCAAACCGGCTAGCGGATAGTTCTCCTGGAAAGCCATATTGACTTTCTGATCCGCCAGATCCGGATATTCCTCTACTAATTCCTCTAATTTTTCAATAAGTTCCGTGAGTGTATAGGACATTATTCACCAACCTTTATTTTTGTTGCGATCTCAAAACCAATATCGCCAAAACGCGGTAATTGAATATACCCATCTGCATAAGGGTGGCAACGAGAACAAAGTATGCCTTGCGGTCCATTTTTAGC